TTACGTCACTAGAGGTATAGTTAAAGAACCAGCACTCTATTCCAACCTTTCTAAAGGTGGATAGAAGAGTTTGACTTGATTTCTTGCCCGCCTCATCGTTATCCATAGCAATAACTAAAGTCTTTGCTCTACGCATTATCTCTATCTGATCACTGCTTACGGTAGCCCCAAAGGTTGCTACGCCCCCTGGTATGCCCACAGAGGCTAATTTGACGGCATCTAGAGGAGACTCAACAACAATCATCTGATCCCCATCCCAGCAGTCCATTCCAAATAAAGTTTTTGACTTTGGGACGCCTGGAGGACGGTTAAAGAATCTTCTTGAAAGCTGACCCTTTTCTTGCCAGCCAAGCAGTTTGTTGTGGTCAACTGTCCTTATCGGTAGGATCCAAGAAGAATCGTTTGCTTGCCAGCGGACCCCATACTTACTGCAAGCATCAATAGTTATACCCCGCTCATTAGCTGCCCATATCGGCACGTCTCCAAAGACAGCTAGTCGAGCTTCGCTCATTGGTACGAGCTTAGGCAAATGAATGTAGGTTTTCCTAGCCTCATCTAACTGCCGGGATATAAAATCAATATCTAACTCTACGTCTGTTCTAAGCCATGACTTAGCTTTATCGAGATCCCCGTACTCAAGAAGATCTGATATTAGAGTTAGTAAGTTACCTTTGTAACCACAGGAAAAACAATTGTGTGCACCAGTTACTGCGTTTATAGACCATGACGGATTGTTATCTTTCTTTCCAGTCCGATACTCATGCATAGGGCACATAGCACCAAGCTCACGGTTTCTAGGGATTGAAACTATGCTTAGTCGCAGTAAGGTGCGCTCTACTTCTCCGTCACGAAACATTAGGGCTTATCCACTAAAGTAGGAGCTAGGGCGTACGTGCCACACAAAGCGCATTCCATTTGAATAAGATAAGCAGAAATTTCGTAGTCCTCAAAAGAAACTTTTACGTTCCATAAGTTTGATTCACAGTGTGGGCAATCATGATGAATCTCTTCTGCATGATCCATAGTACCTGTGTAATCAGGCTTTAGCTCACGAATTGATTTAGGAGACGCGTGTACGTCGTCTTCTATTAATGCGGATTCTACTTCTATCTCGTGGCGTTGTGGCGCCCCATATCCCATCAAGATCCGGTTGAGATACTGCGTAATCGGCGCAAGGAACGACAAGAGGGCACTGGTTACAGATATTTTTAGCCATTCTAATCTGAGCGTGGCTATTGTAATCCTCCGGGAAAAAAAGTTCCGGGTCTTCTTTAACGCATAACTGACGGCCATCATACGGATACTCCTGAGCCATATTCTTCGAACCTTCCTTCTTCCCAGTCCCAAAGTAGCTCTACTTCTGCAGGGCCACAGTTACGGCTTGCAACGATCCGCAACAATCGTGAACTATCGTCGTTTTCATCTTGTCTTTGTAGCGCAAAGATTACGTCCGAATCTTGATAGAAAGATGAGGAGTAACCAATTGCGTCTGCTGTAACTTGACCCCTACGCATTTTATGGGTCAAAACTTGAGTAGTCATAACTATAGGTTTCTTGTGTTTTTGAGCTAAACGTTTCATTGATCTAGTTATATTAGTTAAAGCCATAGGTGTATTTGCCTCTCCGGTAACTTCATCAATCATTAAATAGACTCCATCAACAAAGATAATGTCGGGTTGAAGCTTTTCAATTTTTAAAGACAGTCCAGTTATAGTTGCCGCAGTTACGGAGTCGGTCAAATAAAAATTATGCATACCATCCATATGATCTAAAGTTTTCTGGTACCTAGCTTCTTCTAAAGGAGTTAACGCACCGCGTATTAATCTTCCGTGAGATATGTGAGCACGCATGGAGTCGTGTCTACGCTGCTGCTCCATATTGCTCATTTCGAAGGACTGGTACAGCGGTACAAAACCATCCTCGTGAGTATTAACCGCCATCTGCAAAGACAGAACTGACTTACCAGTTTTAGGTGGGGCGATTACAGTAACTAACTGTCCGGGCTGTAGCCCAGCAGTTGCTACATCCATTACCTGAAACCCTGTAGCAATACCAAGTAATCCGTTTGGTCGTGTCTTGATATTTAAGTATTCGTCGTAACGTGTTTGAGTATTTTTAGTTAAATCTATGTCGCTAGTTTGGGACGCGCCCTCATCAGAGAGTTTAGCTACTCCTGAACCCATTAGAGTTATCGCAGAATCATGGTCTCCAGCGGCTACTGCATCTGCAGCAAGTTGAACTACTTCAATAGTTTTTTGACGTTTGCGATACTCGACTAACTGATCTAACAAATATGAAATTGAGTCGTCAACAGCAAGAAGACGGTAATTAGGGAAATTATCTTTTACGGTTGTAGCTGTAGGGACTTCACTGTATTTAGTCCAGTGTTGACGTATGAATTTCCATACAGCACGATTCTCATCGACATAGAACCACTCGTCTTGTAGACCTCGTTCTAGTAGTTCAGAGATGTCCCTATCGCGTACAGCTTTAGAGATTAATCTAATCTCGTTGTCAGCTGCCACTGTTAATCCTCCCTAGGTCGATGAACTTTCCGCCATATCGTAGGCCACGTTCAGGTATATCCACAATTCCTACTAACTCTGGACGGTAGGGCAACTCGCTTACTAAATCTGACACTGTTTGATAGGCAGTGTAATAGTTAAACGGGTTTGTACCCAAGTTGTCTAGGTCCTCTAATATCTCTTTCATTTCTTTTCTTGTGTATCCGAATCCTGCTATCTCCATAGAGTACCCAAACTTTTGAGCAAAGTTCCAAAACAAAGATAACGCTCGACGGTTGTAGGTAACCTCTTCTCTAAAAACAGGTATTCCTAAAACTTTTTTCATCTCAGGTTTACGGTCCAGTATGCAATCAAGAGTCACTACGACTCTCATTGGAACTTCGTTTGAGATATCCCCCCCACGCATTTTATCCGACTTTTACTTGGCCATAGCGAAGAACTAAATCACGGAATTTATCCGGAGATTTAGATTCAGCTAACTCAGATTTAGATGCGGATCTTTTTATAGACTTTTCTATAAGTGGCTCAACTTGAGTAGTGTGCTTGCACTTAGATCGCAAACTAAATCCATTGCAACTGCAACGCATTTTCCCTTCGTCGTTTATTTGCACTTCGCTAACGCCGGTCGATAAAGATATAAAAAATTGAACTGTTCTCCATGTCATAATGCTCTCCTGTCACCTTCTGCTGACTCTACTACGATTGGCATAAACGCTTCTTTAACAAAACTACCCATAGGTTGACCGTAGGTATCTCCCCAGTCTTTTATAGGCACGTTGGTCGTTACTATAGTTGGAAGACCGGCATTAAAGCGAGCCCGCAGTAGGGCATCAAAAGTATTCTCTGCCCAACCTGATGCGGTTCGATATTCCTTGCCGATATCGTCTAGAACTAAAACTTTAATGTTCAAATGCTCTGGAGCATCCCCATAGATGCCGTCTATAAGGTTTTGAATCTCGCTCTCAGACTCCTCCTCCCAGTTTCGCTTTTGAAGCCGTAGAAGCTTGGGATAGTCCGTAAAGTACGCCGGACGGAGGGGAAGCCTTTCCGGTGTACCTATGACATCTCGTGGAATAGTCCTCAAAAGCTCCTGGAGGGCCGTAGAGGCCAGAGTAGTCTTTCCGTGACCAGGTTTACCTACCAGCAGTAAACCGAGGCCGCAGGTAGACGCTCCACGGGCTTTTATGACATTTCCGGACCTGACTGAATTAAGCCAAGCCTCTACGGAATCTAATACGGGCGCCTGGCCCTGGATATTGGCGTACGGGCGAAGGTCAGATAACTCTAACCCAACGCTTTTCATTGGGAGCCCCGCAGCATTTATCTGTGCACGAACGCTTGGTGCAACATCTTTTAGGTTATAGCTCACTTGCCCTCCAACAGTTTTAGTAGACGTTCTTGATTAGCAAGCGCATCTTCATCTACAAAATCAGTTTCTGCAACTCGGGAAGTAATTCCGTGGATAGTTGGATAGAAGGCGATAAACCTGCGCCATATCGGCTGACCGATACCTGCATCGTTTAGAAGTCTAGGATCTGCAAAGAATACTCGAATTGCTTTTAGGATCGAAAGATTTGTTGCATCAGACTCTGAGATAGTTTTATTGATCCACTTCGCTAACTGCTCGCCGTTAATCTGACCAGGAATGCCGGAAGCTTTTTCACGGACTAGGTCGTAAAACTCTGAGACAAGATCTTTTGAAGTCCAAGTTTCCTCTGGTCGCTCATACCGGCGCATGCTGGCTGGTACAGCCTCGAACTTAGTTTTCTTGTACTTGGCATTACGCATTGCCTTCTTGTCTTCAATCTTGCCTACAGCCCCAGGAGCTTCGTCAATATCAGATTTCTTCTTTGGTAAATTCTCATCCAGGTTTGGCCAACCCATTTCGATTCCTTCCTTTGGTTTCAGCGCAGCTGAAGTATTAGAAGTACGTAGTACTTCTAATACATTTAGACTAGTAGTTATATCATTAGTATTAAGTAAGCTATATAGAACGCCTGGATTACCGACGCCTGATAATCCGTCGTCGGTGAACTTCAAAGTAGTGCGCCATTGACCCCCAACTTGTGCTTTTACGGC